TTTGAAAATTCATTTATAATACGATTAAAATATTCTTTTGCCTCACCCATTGTAATACCGGCAACATTTTCACCTACGACTATCTTTGCCTGTATATCTTTTGCAATTCTTGTAAACTCAAAAAATAAATCTTCTATATTTTCTACTTTCTTTCCGTCTGAGTAAGTCTTTACTTGTTCCCAACCCTTTTCTCTTTTACCGGCGATACTAAATGCAGAACACGGTGGCGAACCATCAAGTATATCTAACTCACCCACTTTTATATTTGCCAAAGTAAGAAAGTCTTTACCTGTAAGTTTTTTTATATCATCTTTTAGTATTGGAGTATCAGGATAGTTAAGTTTATAAGTCTCAACTGCAGACTCAACAAACTCATTTACACATAAGACGTTACCCCCGGCAAGTTTATATCCTGTTGAAGAGCCACCGCCACCTGCAAAGGTAGAGATAACATTAAACAGTTTTTGACTTGCAGTATCATAAACATCTTTCATTGTGTAAGGTTTATACATCTTTTTTTTCTTGTTCTAATATTTGTTTTAAAGTCCATTGAAGTTTTTTACTCTTATTCATAGACGATGCGCCCTCGGCGATGCCTGGTCTCATCTTTTGTATCTTTCCACCCTTATCTAAAAATTCTTTTAGAAGACGGTCTCTTTCTTCTTGTGTAGTCTTTTGGACTATCTTATCTTTTTCATAACTTGCCATATAGTTCCTTTCTTTTTTGTATTCGTAACATTTCTTTTTCTGCCTTTTTATAAGCAAAATCAAGTTTTAGTTTACTTGCTCTTTCAGTAAATATTCTTCCAAACATATGGTCATATTCGTGTTGAAATATACGACTTAACATTCCATCAAAGAAAGCCTTTTTAGGGTCACCATTTTCATCTTCGTATTCTACAGTTACTTTTTTTGGTCTTGTAATTCCTAAAAATACAAAAGGGAAAGTTAAACAACCCTCTCTCATTAAAACTTCTTCTTTACTTACCTCTAAAATTTTAGGATTAAAACAATTAATCTTTAGACCTTTTTCTATCTGAGGGTGACCACCCATTACAAACATATTAAAAGGTAGACCAACTTGATTGGCCGATAGACCAAGACCGCCATATTTAAACATTGTATCAAACATATCAGATACTAACTCTTTTCTTGTTTTATAACCCTCGTCTTTTAACATATCATCTTTAAACGGTGCAATCATAGTTAATACTCTTGGGTCGTTTGGTGGTATTAGTTTTAATTCTTTAAGCATTTTGTAACCTCGTAAAGTTATGTTCTTTTTCAAATTTAATTATATTTGTAAACTTATCAAATAGTATATCACCTTTGTGTGAAATAATAAAGATATTTTCTTTTGAAAGTGTCTTTATAATTTTAAAAAAATCATCTGTACCTTGTATATCTAAACTACTATCAAATATCTCATCTAGTATTAATAGATTTGTATTTGTACTATTTTTCATCTTTGCTATGGCTCGCCAAGTAAATACAAGTGCAAGGTCAATTCTTAATTTTTCACCCTCACTAAAGTTATTATAATCAAAGTTATCTCTATGTCGGCTCTTTACAGTCTCGTTAAATTCTTCATCTAAATGAAACGATACAAAAAAATCCATGGCTTGTAGATACTGATTGATAAGTGTATTCATAATTGGTATATACTTTTTAATTATCATTGCCTTTGCACCCTTGTCATTTAGTAACTCTCGTAATACATCTATGTATTGTTTTTCTTCTGTAATCTTTTCAAGTTCTTTTTTGCTATCCTCTAAGTCAGTCTTTAATTGTTTTAGTTGTTCTGAAATATTTACGGCGCTCGCACTTTTATCTTCAAGTAGTAATAACTCCTGATGTATCTTTTCACTATACTTTTTTAACTCATCAACAGACGTATCAATCTTTACAATCTCTAGGTTTAAGTCTCTTATCTTTTCTGATATTGAATTAAATTCGTTTACTCTTGTTTCTGTCTTTATAATTTCATCTAGTAACTCTTTTAATCCATCTTCTAATTTTATTATCGTGGCCTTTTCTTTTGCCATCTTTGTAACTTTAAAATTGTTTTGTATACCCTGTGTACACGTTGGACAGTTATCATTATTTTGAAAAAACTCTAGTGTCCTTTTGTGATTTAAAAGGTTTGTTTCTATCTTTGCCTCTAACTTTGAAAGCGAATTAACTTTTTTATTAACCTTTTCTTGGTCAGTCAATAATATATTACAATCATCAATCTCTTTATTTAACTCACTCATACGATTTAGATAATTTTCTAAATCTTGTTTATTCTTTTTTATAACACTCTCTTTTAAATCTTTTTCACTTATATCTCTATTTTGTAATTCATTAAAGTGTTTTGTTTCAATCTCATACTTTGAGTCAATAAGGTCACACTTATGTTTTAGACTTGTAATTTTTTCTGTAAGTTCTGTCTGTTGATTTCTTAATAAAACGTCCATATTTCCAAACACTCTTATGTCTAGTATCTCTTCCACAACCTCTCTGCGGTGTCTAGGACGTAGTCTCATAAATGGCTCGTAAGATGATGACCCTAGTATTACAACCTGTACAAAGGATCTGTAATTTAATTTTAATATGTTATTTTCTAAGTATCGCTGATAATCAATACTTGATGCATCTTGATTTAATAATTCGTCATCTAAGTATATCTCAAACTTTGTTGGTTTAACTCCTCTTATGATACGATACTCTTTTGTTCCTGATGTAAAAAGAAGTTCTACCTCCATATCGTTATCATTAATTGTATTTACAATCTGTTCTTTTTTTATAAGTCTAAATGGTCTATTAAATAGAGCAAAACAAACTGCGTCTAATAGTGTAGATTTACCACTACCGTTTGCACCAATGATAAGTGTAGTCGGTGATTGATTTAATATAATCTCTATCGGTGTGTTACCGGTAGAAAGAAAGTTTTTCCATCTAATTTTTTTAAAAACAATCATTCACTTGCCTCAACATATAATTCTTTTACATAACCTTTAAGTTTTATTCTATCTAATTTTGTATCAATCTGGTCTATATAATTATTTAAAAAAGTAAGAGTGTCTTCACCCTGCTCTAGTATATTCTCTTTTACCGTTGCAGTCAAGTCGTTACTAGGGTCTTCAATAATGTTTAGTTCATAAACGTTAATCTTATTGTTTAATCTATCAACTAGAGAATCAAATACATCTGTATCTTTTTTAGATGATATAATTAATTTAACAAAACAATTTTCATATTCAGATAAATCTTTTATATTATAGTTTTCTTTTGTATCATCATATATAAGTTTTTTAAATATACGTAAAGGGTTTGGTATTCTTGTAAGTTCTCTATTTGATGTATCAAATATGTGAAAACCCTTTGGGCATAAAAAATCTGACCAGGTCATCTCGTAGGGAGTACCAAGATAATAGATATGTTTATCATCTGATTTTTTATGAAAGTGACCAGACATTACTTTTTCAAATCTTTTAAATTGACCTCGTTCAAGACCCTGTTCATTTAGATAACCTCTATGCATCTCAAAACCTTTTATCTCTAAATGACCCATACATATCTGTGCGTTTGAATTATCAATCTCGTATATAGACTTTTCCATATTTGCATCACATATCCAAGGAACAAATAATATATCAAGCCCATCAAAGTTCATTGTCTTTGGTTCAGTATAAATCCAAGGTTCATTTACACCATCAAACGTTGTAATTAATTGTTGCATAGCATTTACTTCGTTTGTATTTTTATAATACGTGTCGTGATTACCAATAATAACGTGTGTATCAATCTTTAGTTCCCATAATCTTTTCCAAAACTTATTTTGAAAGTTATGAGCTATCTGAAAATTAATAAACTTTCTACGGTCAACAATATCACCTAAATGTATGAGTGTCTTTATATTATTTTCTATTATGTATGGAAAAAATATCTCATCAAAAAATCTATTTTGATAAGTCATAAATGCAGGCGAATCATTACGACAACCGAAGTGCGTGTCGTTCAACAGTGCAATCTTCATTCTAAGTTAAAAAATATTCTAGTGTATTTTTTTTTCTTTTACTTTTAATTCTTCTTTGTTTTTCTTGTTTAATCTCTTTATATGTAGATAGTCTCTCTATCTTTGGTGTTTCTTCTATCGGTAAATTTTTTTTTAAAAATTCTGTAAATTGATTTGAAAATTCTTTATCTTCACCCGGCATGAGTGACATATCATCAAAGTTAGAGTCTGTAAGTATCTTGTGTTTTATAATTACTTGTTTCTTTTCTTTTTGTATTCTTCTTACAAAGGCGTAGTATATAATCTGTGTAAAATAAGCAAATGGATTTTTAGATTTTACCGGGTCAAAATTATCCAAATACTGTAGACAGTTTTCAATACCGTCGGATATCATATCATCTCTAAACGTATAGTTTATAAAATTAGGTCTATACGATAAGTGATTTGCAATCTTTAAAAAACATTGTCCTATATAATCTGACGCAGGTGGCTTGGGACTACCGTCTCTTTTTGCCTTTTTACAGAGTTTTCTATACTCAATCATAGCCAAAAGAAAGTCTTTATTATTTACATAATGTTCTTTTTTTGTATTCATAATTTATATTACAACACCTTTTATTTTTTGTCAAGTAAGTGGTTGACTTTTTTCAGTTTTTATGTATAATAGAGCTTGTAGAGCGTTACCGAGAGATAGAGTAGGGTAACTAGTGTAGCGTCTTTTTAATCGTAGAATATTTTTCAAAATTAATTTCATTATTTGTCTTTTTTTCAACTTCATCTTTTGTTTCAAAATTTGTCCCGGCGGGGTACATATTTTCAATTAAATCATATCTTTTAGAAACGTCAAGATAGCTCTTTGACATTTCGTTTGTTGCACTTGTAATTGTAATTATCTTATCTTTTGGTATCGTTATGATCTGGTCGTTTGTATAACCTGTCCACTTTATTAACGCCACATAATCTCTTAAACCTCTAGCCGTTAATTGTGATATATATTTAATCTGCAATGGTCTTTCAAGTCTTACAAGCGGTGATGCCTCGTCTAGCTGTTCTTTTGGCAAAACGCAAACAATATCATCGCCGTTAATAAGTTTAATTATCTTTACTAATTCTATCGTTTGATGCATTGTTTAAATCTATGTTGTGTATCTCGTAATTAAAGTTTTCACTTGTGTATATATTTATTCTTTCTCTAAAGTGCGCTAACGTATAATTTTCTTTTTCTTTATATGTTAAATCGTCTGCGATATCGTAGAGTGTCGCCGAAGACTCATTGTCTTTTAATCGTAATCCTCTACCGATACTTTGTAGATTTCGAATACGAGATTTACTTGGACTTGCAAATATAATATTGTGTAGATTTCTAATATTGATACCTGTACTAAAGGTTCCGTAACTTGCAATAATAATTGCGTTCTCAGATTTTTCTGTAATAAAACGAACCTTCTCTCTTTCTTCGGCTTCGACACCGCCATAGACAAAAAATACTTTTCGATTGTCTGCCTTTTGTTCAATTAAATCTTTTAATAATAAACCGTGTTTTTCAACATATTGAAATAGACATAGTGTATTACCTTCAAGTGATAAACAAAGATTTCGAATAAATTTGTTTCTCTGTGTATTTGATACAAGATAGTCCATCTCTTCCTGATATGTTTTGTCTTTTAAAAAGTGACAGGCCTGTGCAGAGTGTTTTAAAATTAAACAATAAATTTTTAAATCGGCGAGTTGTTTTTTCTCTTGTAGTTCTGATGTAGAGACTACTTTATTTACGGCACCAAAGAGACCCTCCAATACTAACTTGTGTGTCTTTGATCCGTCAAGTGTTCCAGTAAGACCAATACGATATTTACAATCTTCAAGTTTTGTCATTAGTTTTGTAAGAGATACAGCCTTAAAAAGATGAGCCTCGTCACCAACAATCATACCAAAAGACTTAAACCATTTTTTAGGTAGATTATATACAGACTGCCAAGTAGAGATAATTACATTCTTATTCGTATCTTTTTCGTGACCTGAATAAATTTTATGTATATTTTTTTGTGAGTTCCAACCATAGTCATTAAAATCTTTGTATAATTGTTCAACTAGAGATGTTGTAGGTACAATTATAAGTATCTTATTATTTGTTTTTTCTTTTAAACGTAATAGATTAAATCTTACAAGTAAATAGATAATAAGAGACTTGCCAGAGGCCGTAGGTGATAGCAACAAACAGCGACTCTTTTTAATTGAGTGTATAAACCCTTCTTTTTGATAATCTCTTATACTCATTGGTATCTTTAGAGCCTTTATAAACTCACCTACACTCTTTTCGTCTATTGTAACATCTTTTATCTTTGTACCATCTACGACCTGTACTTTATTTTCATTACACCAGTTTACGATATAAGGATATAGACCGGCATAGAT